GCATCGAAGGTTGTGATGGCTTTTACATGACAAACGGTCACGTTGCTTGGGGCGCTCTTGCTTGCTTCCTTTTCACACCAAAAGTAGCCCAGGTTCCGATCACTAACGTTCAAATCAACAACGTCTTGATTGACCCACTCCCTGGGAAGAGCCAGCACGGTATCCTAGCGTATGACCGCTACCTTCAGTACACCACAACTTCTTCTGAGTGGTTGTTCAGTGACTGTGAAATCGCTGGCTGCGTAGCCGACGGTATCAAGATCGACCTACCAGTAAAAGGCTTCTCCTACGTTGACGGGGTCATCAAGGGCGTCGGTACAATTGCTGGTAAAGGTGTTTACATCACTGGTGGCGCTCAGACTCCTCTCCTCTCAAACATACGTGGACGAATTGTTGGTGCGTCAGACGCTGACCCAATGGTTTACTTGGACAACTGTACCCAAGCAATCGTTGAAGGCATAGTCTGCGCCAGTGGCACCTGGGGTGCTGTTGAGATCACGGACAACGCGACAGACTGGATCTTGGGTAAAGTTTCGGTTAGCGGGAAGAGCGGAACGAACCCGTCAATACAGATCCCTCCAGGAACGCTGAAAGGAACTGTTGACGATCATTCAAACATCGTTGAGCCTTACGCTTTCTCAGCAACGTCGACTCTCACACTACCCCTTGGTCTTGGCCACTTTGGCTTGACGGGCGTTGGTGTAACCATCGAGAATGTTGACCTAGCAACGATGTTCCATGGTCGAAGATTCAGTATCCGTGTCGGAAACGTCCATACCTTCACTGAAAACGGCAACCTAGAGCTGGGTGGTTCTGACTTCTCCACGGCGGCGGGGGACATGCTCTTCTTCGTGTTTGATGGAGCTGCCGCAAAGGCTATTCTGATCAATCCACCGCTCACTAGTGGTGTCTGGACTCCAACAATTTCCGACGCGAATTCGGTAACAATGCCCACAAGTATCAGTAATGGCACTTGGTCACGCGCAGGCGACCTCATCACGCTGACAGGTAAGTTACAGGTTAACGGCCTCGGTGGTACTACGGGTCCGGTCCGAGTCACTGGGCTGCCCTTCACACCCGCCAGCTACGGCGGCGGTGCTGTAACTTTCGGAAACAACTTTATACTACCAGTCGCTGGTGGCAGCGTCTCTCTGAGGGCTATCCCCGCAGATGACTCCCTAACTCTTATGGTGTGGAGTACCACTGGTGGTATTACCACTCTTGGTGCCGGACAGATATCTGCCGCAAGTTTTGAATTCACAGCTACATACACTACATAAGGATGACTAATATGTTTGCATTGATTTTGTTTGTTATGTTCCCGAATCAGGGTCCCTATCTTGGGGTCCAACCACAACTATACGAGACCCAGGCCGAGTGCGCCTCACACGCTAAAGAAGTTGTGAAAGACCTGCGCAAACTTGAGGTCAAGTTCATTGTCCACTGCGCCGAAGTAACCGCGCCCTCTGAGGCGCTCTAAGGAACAGCAATGCTAACACAAGAGCTTTTCGATCGACAAATCGAGCACATGATTCAGACCAGACGTTACTCTGAAGCCGCAAGAGTTCTAATTGAGAACGAGTCTTCAAGATACCGATCGAAGGTCTCTGAGTTACTTCACCGGACCCCTAGGTTCAACAAGGAGTTGCAGCGGACTGTGACGTCGCATGTCCGCCAACTGTACAGCCTAAGTCGTTCCTCGGTGGACGATTTTCTGGGTGCTGAGATAGACTTTCAGTCGAACAATCTCAAGCGCTCAGTCGGCTCTTTCTACGACGTCAAGCGACCGTCGAGGGCTGAGCTAGCTAAGCTAGTGACTCGCGATCCGCTACGTCTGTCAGGAGAGACTCGAACACACGGGACAATGAAGGGAGCCTTCGAGGCCCTCGGTAACCGAGAGATGACCACAGTGCAGCGACGTATACGCCAGGGTATCGCTGATGGTAAGCCGATAGGGGCTATCATTGCTGACGTACAGCGCTCCTCTCGTCTGACTGAGGCGCAGGCTAAAACTCTGGTCACAACTAACATGACCCGAGCTGAGCAGATCATCAAGGAAAAAGTCTATGACACAAATTCAGGAGTTATTAACGGTTTTGTGTTTACTGCAATACTCGACAGTAACACCAGCAAGCTTTGCTCGTCTTACGATGGACTCTTTCAAACCAGAGACAACCTGAAGGTCCGGCCTCCTCTGCACTGGAACTGTCGCTCGAGTCTGGCTCCTGTGTTGAAGGCCAAGGACAAGATGATGGAGTCTGACGATGGCCGCATCAACAAAGAGGTGCTAGCCAAGGTGCCCCCATCACAGCTGCCGGGCGGTCAACCAGCTAAGGAAGGATTCTCTGACTGGCTGACTCGTCAGTCTCACAGCGTAAAGAAAAAGTATCTGGACAGCGACGAGAAAATCGCTCTGTTTGAAAAGGGTGCTCTTGACCTGACCAGCTTCTTCACCGCAAAGGGGAAACCTATCAGCTTAGCTGTGTTGCGCGCGAAGGACAACGCTCTAACGTTCTTCAGCCCGATGCGACAGCTACGTAAGGACCCAGCCACAGCCTTCCTTGGTATTGGTCGACCTTTCCAGTTGTCTCAGTCTAAACAGTTGCAGAAGAACCTGAAGGCCATGATCATTGCTGACGCCAGTGATGCCAGCAAGGCACTGTCCCTGACTAACTACCGAGGAACCACTCTTGCGGGTAAAAGGGGAGTACGTCGTCGTTCTAACAACGAGTTCGATCCACGGGTCAACTCCTACGATCCCTTCACTGGTGAGTCACGCTCTAGCCTCAACTACGATCCCAACTTCACACTGTACAGAGAACGTCTTGACTATCTGGACAACTCTAAGGTACTGAACACGAAGCAGAAGGCTTTCATCAGAGAGTTTGCCGAGTCACTTGAGGACTCTGTGTCCGTGAACCAGCAGTCTGTTGTTGTTGAGAACCTTCGAGTCATGTTTGAGCGCTACGCCAAAGACGGCAAACCTTGGAATGACTTTGTTGCCGCATTTCGTGCTGAACAGAACTATAGCGTGGTGAACGTGTCTCGTCTGCTTGACCGACGATCAAGAGCGAGTAACGAACTGTTTATGTCCTACCGTGGTGACGTTGGTGAGCCTTCTGTCATGATCATGGGTGAGAGAGTTCCACTGGCGCGTCTACAGTCTGACAAGTTAGCTAACCAACGGTTCGTTAATGACTGGAAGTCCACCACAGGCAGCGCACTATCTCGAGAGTTGTATTACACTGCAAGAGCCCCTTGGAGGTCTTACTTCTTCAGGACAGCTGCTAAGCCCGTGAGTGTGACCGACAAGCTGAAGGACTCTTTCCTTAAACGATCGATTCGTCGCACCTTTTACCGTGACCGACCAATCGAGTTTTTCACTCGGTATGGTAAGACCCCCGACAAGTGGAAAAAGATACTTGCGTCTGCCACCAAAGACAAAATCAAAGGCTCTATTCCTTTCTACAAGTCGATTGAAGCCCTTAGCAAGGAGGGGGTCTCTAACTTTCTACGGAGGACAGTACGTGAGCAGTACCGTGACATAATTGACCTGGAGTTCATCTACCGTCGGCGCAGGAAGCTGGTTGCTGACACTCTCATTCGTAAGCTGGAAACAGACCAGGCGAAAGAGGCTATCAATGTCCTCACGGGTATGATGCAGACAGTCGCTGAGGGCCGGATGACAGACTACGATGGCCTAGCTATCGCGCTCGGTCGTGACTTGAAAACTAAGTGGCCGACTCTTGATGGGGTCCTTGGATCGTCTCTACAAGACTATCACCGTGAAGGGTCTAAGATGTTGGACTACATGCGTAAGCAGGGTTTGATCAGAGTGAACTCTCGGGGTGTGACTCGCAGAGCAACCACAGACCTTGACACAGGACGACAGTCAGGCTTCTGGAAAGACACAGTGTCTAGGGAGGTTGAAGTCCTTAACAAGGACATGCTGGCACTGCAGGACCGCTTCAGGAAGCTGGAGATCACTAACAGGATCGGCATTGAGAGGCCAGCTAACAAGCTGTATGTTGTCGCAGGTAAGAAGTCCTACGTGGATGCCCGTGGCAATGACACAGGCGTACCTATTATCACAAGGTCTGCCTTTGAGAAGTTCGACGCTAAACAACTTGACAAAGACTTCGCAGACATGTTGAACCACACAATGTCTCTTGAGTATGAGGTAGACCCAACCTTTGCTGGCTTTATGGATGACCTTGTTCGCTTCAAGGACCAACGTGGTCGCGCTGAGTACTTTGACTCTCTGAATGTATTTCGAGGAGAGATCCTCAGACGAGGGGACCAAGGATTTGGGTTAATGGAGACGGTTCGCTACTATCGGGCTTCCGGTAAGAAGTTCACGGTTCCTGCCAGAATTGATGGCCGGGGTCGAGTATACTATAACGGTTATTTAACCCCGACAGGTGGAGAGGTCATTAGGCCCTTCCTCAACTCAGCCAAGGCAACTTCAATGACGCCAGCGGGTCTGAATCAGATCAAGATACAAATGGCATCAGTCATTGGACCAGGTACAGAGGCGCTCACTAACGCGGGCAGGCTGGCCATCTTCCAGAGGAATGAGGAGGCTATACTGAGGATCGGTAAGATCATGGCGTCTACCACACAGAGGGACAGGCGTATGCGGGAGTTCCTGACCGACCCCTTCATGAAGTCTATCAGTTCCGAGGAAGTGGCAAAGATCGCTCGCTTCTCTCTTGAGTACTACCGCATCCACCAACATACAGGTGGACGTTTCGACGCCAAGTCACTCAGTACGTTTCGGTCTAAGTTGATGGGAGAGTCGGACGCTTCCGCGTCAGGGCTGCAGGTCATTGCTCTATCCACAGGTAACAGAGGCGCGGCATTACCGTCTAACGTTATGCCAACAACTCGAAAGAACCGTATCTACGATCTTGTTGCTCAAGATGTGGTTGCGGACCCCCGCTTCCAAGAGATGATGGATCGACTGGGGATGGATTTGACCTGGGAAGACCTTCAGAAGGCCTCCAAGTACCAGGTCATGATTGCCTTTTATGGTGCGGGTAAGACAGGCCAAACAGCTAGAGTTGCCACAGAACTTGCGAAAGTTCTTCGTAAGCAGAACGTGAACGTAACAACCCGCGCTGAGTTTTTGTCCTTCAAGAAGATAGTCGATGCAAAGATTAAGGAAGCGGATGCTCTTGGTGCCTTCGACACAGCTGACTCGCTGAAGCAGTTCCGTAGAGAACTGACTGAGATGGTTGAACGTCCTAACAGCTCCATTGGCTCCGCAATGCTGGCCGAAGCTGAAGACATCCACCCAGATGTAGCGGACCTAGTCCGTAAATATTCTAACGTCAGAGGACCCACTGTTGGCCCACTGGAGTTCAAGGAAATCGCCGCTCTCATGTCTGAGAAGCTGGCGGAGCGTGCGCCCGTTACGGAGTCCTATATCACTTTCTGGAAGAAGTTAGCTCAAGACTACACCAAGGCAACTAACAAAGTCGACATCCCGTGGGTGACCTTCGACGGTAAAACCTTGATGCAAAAGTACCGACCTAAAGTCCAGCAAGAAATCAGATTCTACGACCCTGAGTCACGTCGTTACGTCCGTAATATCTATCAGATGTCAGCGGAAGACGGTAAGCTTCTAGGTAAGGGATCAGTCGGTGATGTTCGCCTTGGCTTCGGAGTTAACGGAAACCATGCTCTTGACGCGAGTCTCGTGAGAGGCTACCACCTGCTTGGCCGTAAGTTAGGTCTGGGGACTTCCACTATTCATGACGCTATCTTCATGAACATCAATGAGTTAGAACCCGGTATCGATGCAATGTTTCAGGTCTATGCTAAGGCCAGAGACTTCAATAACGTAAAAGCTACACTGGATGCACTCCGCAAGGAGGGGCTGCCTCTCGACCTCTACAAGAAATACTTAAAACAAGCCTACGATGAGGGATTTATCAGCGACGGATTTTCCAGCGATGAAATTCTAGCTCCTCTGAAGCCAGGCTATGATCGCTATGGATTTGGCCCTTGACAGACAACATTGTTTTGCTGCGTGAACCTGAAACAACAAATGAAGAGCACATCAACGACATGATCGAATTTCTGAAGTCAGAAGGCACTAGGGATGTTTTCCTTGTTGCACGTAATGAAGATGAAGAGCTCAGGATTCTGTCCACACCTGTGACCACTGAGGCCGCTTACTTCATACTGAGTCACGCAAGAGACATGATCCTCAAGTGACGGCCAGTAACAACTCAAAGGAAAGCAAATGTCCCTATACGACCAACTAAAAGCTGCGAAGAGGGTTCGAGACCGAGGTGTGTGGAAAAACAAGTAACTCCACCAGGTAACGATAAAGAAGGGGGTGGAACTCTCTTAGGGGTTTTTCCATTCCCTATTTCCCCCATTCCAAAAAACTAACCATAGTAGGACTGAGTGAAGGTTGTACCTTAGCTCTTACTTATGCTGTGCATGAAAGGATTTACAAGCTATGGCTGATAATGAAGATAAACATCTGGAAGACCAAGAGACAAATGACGATCAAGAAGTAGGTGACCAGGGAGAGAAGCAGATTTCTAAGGACTACTCTGATGCTCTCGAAAAGGCCGTTGAAGACCGTCTGGCCAAGATGAAGGCCAATGTTGACAAAGCTTACAAGAAGGCTGAAGAGCTGACCCGTGAGAATACTCGACTCAAAGATCAGGAACAAGTGCAGAAGCGGAAACGACTGGAAGATGAAGGAAAACATCTGGAAGTCGCTAACCTCCGCGCCTCCGAATTCGAAGAGAAGAACAAAATCCTGCAGGAACGATTGACTTCTCTCACTAGGGACCGTGAGCTCGACAAGCATCTGGAAGGTCTAGACTTCCGTAACGCTTTCGCTCGCTCGACGGCATTCAACAGCATTGTCTCAGAACTTGTTCAAGATGAAGATGACAATTGGGTACACAAATCGGGTGCCCCCATTTCAGACCTCATTAAGGCGTTCCGCAAGGACCCTGAAAAGGACTTCCTATTCAAACCAAAAGACAATTCTGGTGCAGGATCGTCAAACAACAAAAACTCAGGTACTGAGAAAGGTCGACCCAAAACCCTCGCTGGCTTGAGCTCTGAGGAGCTTCTTAAACTCGCCTCTGACGGTAAACTTGGGGAGATTCGGTACTAAAAAAGACTAAGGTACAACCAAAATGGCTATTACAAACACAGACTTTCAAAACGTTGCCGTAGCAATTTCTAGCTACACCCAAGAGCGCTGGACCTACGAAAAGCGACTCAACTCTACTGGCCTGGTCACGGGTAACGCGCAAATCGATGTGTCGGCTGAAAGCTTCACTGGTCAGATGCGCTGGTACAAGCCCCTCAACGCAACAGTGAACGATGCTTCGCTGAGTGTTGCTACCGCCGGTACGTACACCGATATTGCGACTGACATCGCGAACTATATCAAGTCTGTTCGTACAATCGGCGCGAAGCAGGTCAACATGCAGAACCTGATCACTCAACAGGACGGCCTCGCGCAGTTCTCGATGGGTCTCTCGGCTTCCCGCGCACAAGACGAGCACGATGCAGTCTTGAGCATCATCAAGGGTGTCGCAGCTGCTGAAGCAGCTGTTGGCGCAGGCGTCGTTGACTACGACACCGTTCCCGATGGATCCACTGGTGCCTTTGTTGACATCAACGCCCTCGGCACATTTGGTGCAGCCGCAACTAACGCTGGTGACCAACGTCGGTTGATTGACTCGTCTTCCGCTGGTGCGGCCCGTGGTGAACGCCTGTTCAAGGCGATGGGTATGTTCTACAAAGACTTCGAGCCTGAGTATGTCTACATGGTGACTTCGCCTGAGATCATGGCTGACCTCCGCGCAGCTAACCTTGTCGACCAGGACCGTATCGAAGACGGCAACATGATGTTCGAGACTATCTTCGGGGGTAAGTTCCGCTTGCTGTTGACTCGTGCTGCTCAGGGTGACCTCAGTGCCACTGCCAACGTCAACGTTCGCTCGACCAAGACCACATTCCTGGTCACTCCGGGTGCAATTGCGTTCAAAGAGATGCCTGTCTCGATTCCGACTGAGATCGACCGTGACGCCGCTGCGTATGCTGGTGGTGGCTCGACTGACCTGTGGTACCGTTTCGGCTTCGTTGCCCACCCGCTTGGCTACGACTGGACTGGCGCAACTAACGTCTTTGCCGGTAACGCCGCTCTCGCAGCAGCTGCTAGCTGGGAACGTAAAGTCGATCCTCTGAACCTCGGCATTCTGCCAATTTTCCACTCATAATTAGGAGCAACCATGGCGCTAGTTTTACTGACTAACTCGTATCTTGCCAACGCCAACGACTACCTGACTGGCATCCTTGACTGGGAAGCAGCCACTGTGGCCGAACAAGATCAAGCGCTCGTGGATGCAACTTCTGCTCTTGACGACCGTTCTTGGCTGGGCTCCGCTGTGTCCTCTACACAACCCCTAGCTTGGCCAAGAGAGGGTGTGGTTTTTTATGACCCAGCCCTCGGGTTAACCCTTGAAGTGGCTGACGATGAAATCCCTGTTCGCCTGGAGAGAGCAACTGCTTACCTTGCGTTGCACTTCATCAGGAATCCAGAGGTTGTTACGTCCCCCTACGCTGTTGAGTTTAACTCGATCACAGTGGGACCAATTTCTTTGGAGAACACTGGAGTCAACTCCCGACCAGCTTCTGCTCCGGTAGTTCCCGGCTCCATCCTGAAGACTCTGTCCCCTCTGGTCTCAACCAGCTCCGTGGGTGGGACCTTTGGGTGGTGGAGGGCTAACTAATGTCATTATCGTCCATAGTGCGCGCCGCAGTCGACAAGGCTTTCCTCGCGGCTGATGACCTCGTTGTCATCGCCACCTTCAGCAATTCCAGCCCAACAGGGTTCACCTTCGCGACTGGAGAACTGATTGAGTCAGCCGACCCCGACTACTCCGTTGAGCTGATACCTATTGAATCGAACATTTCCGGGTCCGAGACCGCGACAACAAAATTTATCGCTCGCTCCCTTGATTTCGACTACTCAACTTACTCAACTTTCATGATCGGCGAAAAGGCGCATCGCATAGTTTCAATTACGGAAACAGAGGGTCTCTACCAGATGGAGGCAACAACAACAGAATGACTTATCAAACTTTCTTTGACGAGTTTAACGCCATTGTTGACTCGATTAATTCCGTAGACTTTCCAATCGTCCCCCATGACTACGGTAGCACTGTCGACGCTGCGAGCTTCGCCAAATTCATGGTGGTCAGCTCCGCGACATCCCGAACAGGATACTCTACTGGCCGCCGTGTTCCAGGTACTATACTTCTATCTATTTTTTACCCACGAGGTAATGGGCAGTTGGTACCAGTTCGCAAAGCCGATGAGCTCTTGAACACTTTCGAGAACCTATCACCGGTGGAGGGCCTTCAGACCAACCTCGCGTCCCTGCAGTTCATGGGGCCGGACAAAGATAACCCAGCTCTGTCAAGAGCAGACTTGACAATACCTTTTAACTACTATGGAGAATAAATACTATGGCTTTCCCTACATCTATTAGCGCAGCGCAGTTCTCGGCAATCGCCATTGCTGATGCAACCACTATGCCGACTGTCTTTGACAAATCAACCTTTGAGTTGCTCTTCGCCGACGTTGCCGACTATGACGAAATCAAAAACATTCGCGACATGCCGTCGATCGGTACGCCAGCGAACATCGTCAAGGTGCCTGTATATGGTCAAGCTCAGACACAGTCGATCGGTGCCCAGTCTGACGCACCCGACCTCGAACTGATGATCAACTACATTCCCGCCGAGTGGGCCGCTGGCACTACCCTCGGTGGCTACAAGGGCGACGGCCTACCGAAAGTCTTTCAGTTCTCGCTGTTGACCTCTAAGCCTACCTCGCTGGCTACTACCGGTGCTGGTCTCTACCCAGCGCCTAACGCCAACACTTACTTCATCGGTAAACTCGAATCGTTGCTGGTGAACCCGGCGCGTGACGACGCAACAACCGCGACTCTCGCACTGTCGATTCAGTCCGACTTCTACGGGCCGTTCACCGTCGACGCCTAATAACTACTGACAAATCCAAGGATCAATAAATGAACCGACCATTCAGTAATGAATTTGTGATCCGTGAAACTCTCCGTCACATGCAGAATAGTGTGAGTATCAGTACTCAGAAGACTATTTCTCGCCTCGGAGAGTTTAGCGGCGACTCAGACAAGACAAAAGAGGTCATGGTGGCTCTTCACAACCTCTCAAAACTCAACAAAATGATTGAAGAGATCAAAGAAAATAATTCAAATATTCTAGGAGATACCCATGCGTGAGATGCTTAACTTCGAACGGAACACTGTATCAGTCGACTTCCTCGGTAAGAAGAAAGCCGTCAAGATCAAAAAGTTGACCGGTAAAGAGGTCAAGATGCTGCAGAAAGAAATTCAGGAGCTGCAGAGTCTCCCTGCTGAAGAGCAGGGTCTCTCTATCCAGAGTCTTGTGCTGCGGATGACCATCGTCGACGCTGAAAGCATGACCGACGAAGAGTTTGACAGCTTCCCTCTGGTTGACTTGTCCGACTTGACAAAGCGTGCACTGCAAGTGTCCGGCATCGGCTCGGACTTGGCGGAGGGAAACGCCTAAGCGACGAGGACCTAGCTGAATACGAGCTAGCTCTGTTTCTGGGACTGACCATGAATCAATACCATGATTTGCCCTACGATGAAATTCGCGGATGGATGGAATACTTCAAACGACGTCCATACCAGTGGCGGTCGGACAACCGAGCCTTTGTTGTTGCTGCGTCAATGGGTATGAAGGCTAAGCCACACGAGGTCTTCGAGTCGCTGGGTCAGCTACAACGTGAAAGCGTGAAAGAGATCTCGGTGGGTGAGAAGTTCTTTGCCAAATTCGCTGACTTGATGTCAGAGGGGCAAAAAGCGCAGGAGCTTATGAATGCTAAAAATGAAGGTGAAGATCAACAAGAAGGCAATTCAACGTCAGATTGATCGAGACCTGCTTGCACAGATGCGTCTGGCGGCAGTCATGGTTGAGCAAGACCTTGTACAGTCCACTCCCAAAGATACGGGACTGGCCGCCGCCTCTTGGTCCACCGAATCTTACAGTGCCGACGGGGCCTTTACCCTCGTCAACGAACAAGACTACGTTAAATACCTCAACGCTGGATCCAGCGGACAAGCACCCGCTATGTTCGTTGAGTCCACAGTTTTAAAGTACGGAACTCCCGCAGGTCGGATCGTAGATTACAATGAATAAATCAAGCCCTGTGCAGCGTTGCATGGGGCTTTTTTATTAAGGAGACAAGAATGTCCGTTAAGGTCAATTTTATTGCAGACTCCACTAATGTGACCTCGTCTGTGAATGCGATGAACCGACGAATTAGTCAACTAGGCGTTAGCGCCACCAAAGTTGGCGTCAACCTGGACCGTGGTGTTGGTCGACTAAACACACGTCCGGCAGTCTCAAGCGTAAACCAACTTGAGAAATCAATTAAAAACCTCGACAGAAACGTCGAGCGAACTACTAAGGGCTTCAGAAACCTAGCGATTTCCGCTGGTGTGCTGGGCTCTCTCACCTTCGGTGGTAGGGCTTTCCTGAAGGCCGGAGATGGACTCGCTAACATGGAGAACCGCCTCGGGCTGTTCATCAAGGAGGCTGACAAGCTTCAGGCGGTCAAAAACGCTCTTTTCGACATTGCTAACTCAAGCGACACCGCTGTGGACTCTTCCACTGCAATGTTCAGCCGGTTACAGATGTCATCGTTGTCCGCGACAAAAACAAACCAAGAACTCTTGGACCTGACAGAAGGCGTGGCCATCGCTGGTGGCCTGTCTGGCGGTGATCCAAACTCAGTCAATGCTGCTATCATTCAGTTGTCTCAGGCATTCTCAGGCAACTTCAAGAATGCAGCCGCAGAGATCAACTCAATTAACGAAGGCGCACCCATGATCGCGAAAGTGATCGCGGACGGTCTTGGTGTCACTGTTGATGAAATCAAAACAATGGCGGCGGCAGGAGAGCTGTCAGCTGAAAACGTGGGTGCGGCGATCACCTCACAGCTCCCGAAGCTGCGTACTCAGGTATCTGAGATGTCTACAACCTTCGGTAAGGGG